CTCCAACTCCAGTCCCTGCGGACGATTGCGTTGAGCATCCATAAGCCGCTGGTAGGCTTCAAGGGCGGCGTTCATTCGACCCACTCGAACTTGTCATCGAAGATTTCGGCCGCTTCGATGTCGGTAATGAATTCACGGCGGGCGATTTCCGCTAACCAGCTCGGGATCAAGGCGCGCGGGATAGTGATCTTTTCATCGTCCAGACGATAAGCAACACTGGTCTTACCGTCTGCGAACATCCCGATCACGATCGAGCCGACAAGACCATCCCACTGACTGATCTCGCGAGCGTGGCGCATCATCACGGCGCCCATGTCGTTGGCAGGCTCCCTCGGTCCCTCGATCACGCGAAACTCAAAGCCGGTCGCTTTCATGCGAACCTTACCGATCCGCCCGCCGCTCACAGCCCCAGCCTCCATCTTCGTTCAGGCGACATGCTCTCGATCTTCCGCATCCGCTTGAGCTGATGTTCTGCCAGATCGCCGCCCGTCACCTTCGCCTCGATCTGCCCCTGCACCGCTTCAGCAATCTGCTGGGCAAGGGCGAGGGCGCGTAGCTTGTCGGCGGCCCACGGCTCCTTGACTGCAACGTCCTTGAGCCTCTGGGCGTAGAGGTCCGTCACCGCCTCGAACGCCGGCCGCAGATGCTCGGCTAGCGCTTTCTCCGCGCTGTCGGCGATGATCTTCGCTTCGTGGAGGGCTTCGTTCATGCCGCCAAATCCCCACCCGGACGGTTGCGGCTCAATTCGAACGAGCGATTGATGGCTGCGTTCTCACGCGCCAAAGCCAGTTCGGCCTGCATCCTCTCGCGAGCCAAAGTCGCCTCGAAATCCGCCTTGTCGCGGGCCAGTTCGGCTTGCAGCGCGGCCTTCTCGCGCTCCACCTGCATCTGCATTTCAGCGCGCATTCGGTCGGTTTCGATCTGTGCTTCGGCCTTCGCGCGATCAAGCTCAGCCTGTGTCTGTGCCTTCATCACGTCGGCCTGCACTTTGGCCTGTTCCGCCGCTGCTTTGCCCTGCGCTTCGATCACTGACGGGTCTTGCCGCTCCGGCTTCGGCTTGGGCTGGCCCGTTTCAGGATCAACCGCGTTCGGGTCGGCGAAGAAGCTGTTAACATCGCCTAAGCCAGCATCTTCAACATAGCCCTTGGCACTGTTGTAAAGCTCGTCTTCCGTGACGATCGACAGCCCACCGGCCATCGCTTCCTTCTGCATCTCAAGCACCTGCATCCGATGCATGAGGCGCTGGTCCTTGCGGCCCGAACCAAGCCCGACCGAGATGACCATATCCATTTCGCCATCAAGTCCGGCGGGATCGATCTCGCGATACTCACCGCCCACCCGAACGCGCGTGATCGACCCGTAATCGCGCATCAGGTGCAGCTTCTTCTCGAACAGTTCCGCCAGCGCCTCAGCAAAGTTGCGCGCCAGATATTCCTCGATCTGCTGGCCCTGCGCCTGCATAAGTGCCGTGCCGGTCGCGGTCTTGTTCAGCGCGTCGGCATCAAGCCCTTGATTGAGGCGCGTAATCCCCGTCCGGCTTTCCCGTTCACCTGCCATGAACTCCAGCGCCTGAAATGCATTCGGCGCGGCAAACGGCATCGTGATAGGCTGCGGCGGGATATTTCCCTGATACCGGATCGGAGCGCCCGGCACGATCGACAGAATGTCGTCCAGCGTGTTCGGGTCCGCATTCTGCATGTTGACCGCGATACGCGGGCTATTCGCGAAATAGAGCGCGTCCATCGCCTGACGAAGCAGGACCGAACGCACCCGCTGGATGTCCATCACCTTGTCGGCAAGGGATTGCCCGATAAGCCGGTGTTGCATCGGGAAGGGGGTCCACAGCACGAACGGCTGATCTTCAACCTCTTCGACCTTCAGGACCTTGTTCGCGACCCGCCAGATGCAAAGCCGCTCCGCCTCGCCGTCTCCGTTCAAATCCCAGCGGATATATTCTTCCGTGAGCCAGACTTGGCGAGACAAGCCGGTCGAGGCGTCGTCCGTGTCCTTCAAGCTGCGGCCGTTATCGCGCGCATCGGACAAATTCGTTTCTTCGTTGCGGTCCCAAAGGGTGCTCGCGTCTTCCTCGCTCACCAGTCCGGCAGCAACGAACCATGACAGCGGCTTGCGCGTCTGGTGGCGGATATAGCCTGCGTCGTCCAGCGAGCGCGCTTCGGGCGAGACCCGGAACTCTTCGTTCGGCACCGCCATGTCGCGGAACTTCGTGCGTCCCGGAACCTTGCGGCGCACCGCGTAGGTCTCGATCAGATACGGCTCGCCGGTCAGCGGATCGTATTCGACCTGCTCACCATCGGGCGCCATGTCCAAGATCGACGCTCCGCCGTCCGCTTCGAACTCTGCATCCAGCATTGCCGCCGGGACATTGCCTTCCTCGACGATTTCCGTGGTCGGTTCGGCCCAAGTCTTGATGACGCCGGACTTCTCCAGCAAGCCAGCCTTCAGGAAGTCGTGCAGGATTTGATAGCCGGGCTGTTCCCGCATGAACTGCCATTGGACAAGCTCGGTGGCGTCTTCCGCCATCTCGTCCTGATCGGCTTCGCGCGCGCGGAACTCCACCACCCGATCGCCGGAAACGATCGTGCGCATGATGCTGACCACCATGTAGTCGATCACTTCGGCAACATCGCGCGTGACGAGCTGCGAACGGCCTTCCTCTTCGTCCCCGAACGGCTCACCGTTGTAGAAATCGAGCGCGATGGCCCGCTCTTCGTTCAACGAGGTATCGAGCGCGCGGTTTTCCTCGACCTCCAGGTAGGAGCGCAGGTCGGCAGGAATGTCGATCATGCAACTCTCCTTTTCAGGCTGGACAGGTCTAGCGGCGCAGATGCGCGCGGTGCCTCATAAGCCACGCAACCCCCGCCAAACGCATCCGCGCTATGGCTTGACCAATCATGGTTAGGGCCAAGCCCGATCCCACGCTTTTCGTCCTGCTTTTCGTGATACCAGCCCAGCGCCTTACGCCCCGCTTCGGTTTTCTTCTCGTCGAACCACATGCGAGGGAACAACTCGCGGGCTTTCTCGACCCGCTGCATTGCCGCGCCCTTGCCCTGATTAGGAACCACTTTGACGTTGTAGCCAGCGCCTTCGAACGCCTTGCGGTAAGACGTATCGAACACCTTATCTTGCTGGTCGCCATCGTGTGGCAAAATGATCAAACAGCGGTCAGGCGTATAACCTTGTGAGCGCATCCAGTTCAGGTGAGACGCGATCGGCTGACCCTGAACCTCGTAATGGTTCGTCCAACGTATTTCGAGCCCTACGCATTGCTGCGCCCAGAACACGAAATTGTCAGCCTTTGCCCCCGTGCCACCAATGTCAGCACACAACCGGACGATCATGTGCGGATCTTCGGGAACAAACCCGATCCGATCATCCTCCTTCGCCTTAAGCAGCGAGGGGCCGTAATAGGCACCTTCGACCGTCTGGACGAAGCCACCTTCCCAGATATGCTCGTAGCTGTGCGGACGTTCCGCTTTATCCTTCAGTCTTTGCCGCTCAAGAATATCGGGAAACCACGGGTTGTCCCGCCAATTCATCTCGACAATCTTGGTGCGGGCATCGTCAGCACCATAGAACCGCTTGTTCGTCGGTGCCTCTTCGCGCTCCGGGTTCCACGTTACCCAAAGCTCACTATCTTCCTCACGAAGGGTCGGGATTAATTTGACCCACGCCTCTTCCGTGACCGGCTCCGCCTCTTCAATCCACGCTAGCAGGATCCGCGACTTCGACTTGATGCTGTCAATGTTGCGATCAAGCCCTGCAAAGCTGTAACTGATCCGGCCCGATGCCGTGCGGATGTAAGTCTCGCCAATGTCGAAGTGCGGAGCAAGCCAATCTTCCTCCCGAATGGCAATCTTGATTTCCTCGAGCGAGCTATCCGCCAGCGAGTTCATGAACTGGCGACCGCACAGGATGATGCCGTCGCGCCCCTCCTGATCCCACATATGCGCCCTGACAGCGGTCATCTTGGCAAACGTCCGGGTTTTTGCCGAACCACGCCCCCCGTGCGCGCCCCTTACGTCAGCCTCCCCCTCAAATACCGGAACCAGCTTGTCCGGTATCTTGAGCTTAGCGGTTACCATCCGGCCTTACGCCAATAAGTTCGATGCGAGTGACTAGCTGCACGGGCCCGCCGTCTTCGTCCCCACTGAGAACCGTGCTGGCCTTTCCATAGCCGCGATCCAGTATCTCCTTCGCCGCATTCACTTGTGCAGCCGCCGGGATGCCTTTGCCACCCGCCATCACGCTAACCAGCGTGTTGAGCGCCGCCTGCGTATGTTCCCGCGCTGCATCCTTTAGGGCAACAGTCACCTTGTTTGGTGTGCCTTTGGTTCGCCCACCTCGACGCTCTCCAGGCTTCGAGCCGCGATTGCTACTCTTTGCTACTTTTGCTGTCATGGCTGGGGCACTTTCCGCGCCCATCGACGCGCTCGAATTTCACCCGCGCACAAATCAGCTCAGACCGTGGCCCCTATGAGTTCCGGGCTAGCCTTGAATGCTTCTGTCTGTTGTGGCGGGTAGGGCATTGGGGTGCCCTTGTTGGGATTGCCAGCGTCCGACATCACAGGTGGACTCTGCGCGCATGTTGCGATCATGCGCCGGATTGCTGGCAAACTGGTTGCAAATAGGGCGTTAGAGTGCCCTTGTTGGAATAAGCAACGGCAGCGATTAGGCGTACCGTGCGCCTGCCCATCGAAACGGACAGGGGGATTGCCAGGCCTTTCACCCGGCGCACTTAGCTTACTTGCTCGATTGTGGGGGACGGGCCGGGCCGAAGCCCGAAACAGAAACACCCGCACACCTTTTCAGGCTGCGGGCGCAATTCTGACTATCATTTATGTGCGCCATGACACATGTGCAGAGGAATGTCAACGGCTTTCGTATCAGCGATTTTGCGATGCGTGGATATGTAATCCAGGGCCTCGATATTGAGCCGCAGAACCCGCTCGTCTGCAAAGTCGCCGGTCCCTTCAATCAGCCGATCCAGCCATGCAGGTCCGCCATCGGGATTGAAGGCCAGCACCATCTGGTGGAACCACGATCCGAACCCTGCTTGATCCAATGCCTCGATCTCGCGCATCATCCAGTGATAGGCGTTCCTCGCGGTATGGCTTTCAGTCGTGTTTGCCGATCCGCGTGGATTATCGTTTAGGGCGCAGCGGTAATGCGGAGCAAAATGCTTACGCCATTCGGTTGCCAGCTCGACGCCCTTACGGAAACGCTCTAGCGCGATCGGATCGTCTTTCGGACCTAGCAAGCCCTCGTAATAAGCGCGTCCGATCGCTTCGGTGGCGAATGATCCGAACCGCTCCCGCATTGCCATGGCGCGTTCGTTACCGCGAACGATCTTAGGTTCCACACCGGCACGCGACAGGCGACCGCTCTTAGTGCGCTTGCCCGACTTCTTGGGTCGACCTCGCTTCGCCATCGTCTATCCCCTTCCTGCCTGTTTACGCCATTGTGTGATGAATTGTGGGCTAGTCAGCGCGCTTGACTGCGACGACATCGCCGGGGTGCGGGATCGGCTTTCCCTCGTTATCGAATGCCCACTTCCAGCGAGGTCCAATAATCGGCCATGGCGCTTGCTCATCCACCATGCCGTTGCGGATTTGAACCCAGACCTTAGGCCAGTCTTTCGGTGGATTTCGCTTACCCGAAACAAGCTGGAAGCCGGGGGCTGGTATTTCACGCCGAGCCACCCTTGAGCCCCTTTGCCGCGTTCGCGATAAGCTGCT